CGGAAGGACGATGAGAGAGACAAGTGACGCCATCTCTGGTGACGTCCGACGTTTTCGTCTTGCCCGGTACTCCGAAAGCTTTACAGTGGTTTTAAAACTGCTAGCGTTGGAGGAAAGGCTCCCCGTCTCGCGCGTCCCTGACGTGTCTGATGGGCCCAACGGCACGCAACGTTCATTCTACAACCTCGCTAAGCAGCTTGGTGGTGAGCGACGCGGCCTTCTCGTACCGTCAGAAATCATTACTCACGAAGACGAGGGTCGACTCTCCTATCAGGTAGGCGAGTTAGAATCTTCGAATTGTGAGTTCAATTTGTATGAGGGACTATTTTCCCTCATCATCGCACATGGCGTTGCCGCAGTTAAGGCGACGTCTGGATTCGCTCTTATGCGCGACTACTGGTCGTGGATGCAGAGCAAGGTCCCTGGCACTTCTTCGGTGCTGTTGGATCCGATCCCAACTTCTAGGAGTCCTGACCGAGAAGGGGTGTCCACTACGTACTTGGCCAAGGTCCACGTGATGTCCGGGACCACTCTTACCTCGTATCCTACGCCTGATACTGGCGCGAGCTCTCGGCTTTGGTTCGCCTACCACGTGATGTTTATGGAGTTGGGGGGATCCCTCGAGCTCCAAGTGGGCGAAGACCCGGACATGGCGGTAGACCCATCCTTGGTGTCCATCTACTACAGGGTGGCCGTCGACGTCTTCTGGCGCACGTACTGGGATTCAGTGTTACGTGTTAAGTCCCTGGCAGGCATGAAGTCCTTCATTCTTGGACTGGCTACTTCTGGCACCGATGTTGTGTCGGACGGAGCCTTCGGACCTGGAACCTTCTCTGAGGCTAACGTTACGGCTACTAACAGACCTGTGACCGAGCGAGACGTCAAGTCTGTGCTTCTTAACAAGTTGCTTTATGAGAAGCTCATCCTCCCCCTTGTCCCCGAAGAGGGGCTTTACAGGGAGGCGTTCTTCTTGGGCGTGGGCTTGGGTCGAGACGGTGTTGGACCAGGGGTAGCCGCTAGCCCCGGTAACGAACGGGCTATCTTGATGATTGTCGAGGTAATGTCTGGGTTCGGTTTCACCCGGGGTTCTGACGGAGTAGCAGCCTTCATCGACCGGAACGGGCCGATCGCTTCTTTGATTTCTCCTTTTGGGTTGGCTGTCGTGGCTCGTTACAAACAGAAGATCAAAGACAACCTTCGTACTGGCTTGAGGAAACTCACTCGTAAGTCTGGTAAGCTGAGTAAGCTGCTGTTCATGACCGACGTCAAAGCCGCTAAGATGTACCCTCACGTACTTGTCCGATTGGTCAGGAGTGCGGGGGTGGGGACAAGGTTCTTCAAGTTCGACGAGAAGGGTGACTTCGTCCCTACCGAGACGGGTTCTATCGACGCCGAGTACAAGTCTACCGCTAAGATCGCTCTGATGCCTGAGGCGTTTGATACGATCGCCAGCGGGTACTACCTCTCTCGCGGGAGCGCCTCCGATCCTGGAAAGATCTTCTATCGATATGTGGCTGGCGACGGTAAGAAACCGCGTGTCATTTTCGCTGCGGCTCACGAGTCTACTATCCTGACTGGATGGATGGCTGCTTGTTCTGCGTCCTCTCAGAGTGAGAAGTCCGAGTTTTGGATCTCCAAGCAGACAGGTCGGGTTGTTGAGACGGCTAATTTTTGCCGAGTGGTGGGAGACGGGTCGCACCTTTGTCTCTCTGTCGACTTTAGCAAGTACGACGTCTCCGCTAATTCCAGCTTGGCCCGTTCCTCGATGGAGGCCGCGGATGAAGTGGCTGGCGAGGAAGAGTTTAGCTTTCTCGGAGGCAGAGACCTCGGAGGAGTTCTGTTGGCCGAGACGACTCTCTTGAATGGGGCCTTGCATCGCGGAGTCTACTCGGATGGGGTCACGTGGATTCAGTCTTGTAGTCGTACTTCAGGAGACCGAGCTACGACGGACCATAACAACGACTACAATGCGGCCGCCGAGTCTGTCGTCTTCGCTGAGCTCCGTACTCTGTTCAACGTTCAGCTGAGTCAGCTCGGTTTTATGGGAGACGACCTGTTCGCAGCTTGGTTGTTGACCGGAATGGCTATAGAGGACATCCCAGCTTTGGCCGATTGGGTCACCACCGAACTGGCTTCGAGGTACCTGGCTTGCGGTCTGATTACGAACGCATCAAAAGGGAGTTTCTCTTGCTCGGTAGCCGAAGCCCTTAAGAACCGTGTGGTGCACGGACGCAGGGTAGGCCGACCCTCCATCATCTTCCATAACGAGAGGTCCGAGCAGGGAAATAACCCTATCGCTCGAATGATCAACGTCTCAACCAAGTTAGCCGAGATGGGAGCCCGCTCTGTCCCGCACAAGCCTCTTAACTCCTTTCTCGAGAGCCTCTGGGACGTGATAGGATTCGTTTACGTAGATGTACGAGATCGGGAAGGTCGAGTTCGTAAGTTAGGTGACTTTGGTCCTAAATCAACGAGATTTCGTCTTCCTGGGATTAAGGACCACGCGTACGTGCCGACTCGGGTAGCGGGTGTCGGGTGGATGAAGTTGCCTCGCGGCCTCTTGTACATCCCTCGTGGGATGGGAGGCGTTGGGTTGTGGGATCACGGCATGTTGTCGGTCATCTCGCCTCTGGCCTTTGCAGCCCTTTACCGGGTGGGACGGAACGAGGAGGCGGCCAAGACCCCGATTGGGGACCGGTTAGGATTCGATTACAAGTATTTGAGTGCTTGTTCTCCGTTTCTCTCCGGGTATACGGTCCGTAAGCACCCGGTCGACATTTCGTCCTTTTGGTCCAAGATGAGCGTTCCAGCGAACGAGTTTATGGCCGAGTCCATGAGCTCTCAGCTGCATAACTCGGCGCTCGCCGCTGCTCGCCTTCAAAGCGAGGCCTTTGATTTCGATCCAGACGACGCCTTTTCTCACTGGCCCGTTAGAATGCAGAACGAAGCTGCTGGCACCTTTAAGAAACTCGGAAGGGAAGGTCAGACCAATGAGTACGATCTGTTTATCGGCTCTCTAAAGGACCGGAACTTCGTCTCTAACGCCGTCGATTCGTCTCTGGTGTCTAAGAAGGTTAAGGGCCAACCCTTCGATCAGCGGGTAACCGGGATCGTGATGCGAATGAAGGAGAACGCTCCTGCTGGTAACTTTCTCCAGAACTGTAGCCTTATAAGAGGCCCTGCCTACGTAAGGTTGAGGGCGATAGGATGTGGTGCTTGGGGATCCTCAAAGGGGGACAGCGACTTAAGGACGTTAACTTCGGCCCAGTCCACGAGCTTTGCCCCTGGGGACGCCGCTGCGATACTTGAGAAGTACCTCACTAACAAATTGATCTCACTGGAAACCTTTCTGGAATTGGCTACCGCTATTGGCTTTGATATGAGTCAGCAGACGGTAATTGCGGCTCTGACGCGAGCCTTCAACACTTACGTACCCGGACTGGGTCTGGCGGCCATTTCCTCTAACGACGCTACCAACGGGATGTTTATCCGGGGACAGCATCGCGAAATTCGGTTTCTCGAAAAGTTGGTTCCTAGTTCCAACGGTCCTCTCAAGGTAAGCTTGAGAGTCAACTGGGGCCCCGTCTTCGATGAGATAATGATAAACTGGCAACTCGAGCAGGCTAACCTTCTCCCCCACTTACTCGTAGAGTAGTTGTGGAGAGCGTAAGTCCCGTTA